TTCCACAAATCAACATACCTATTGAACGATTACTAAATGCAATACGTCTGGTATTGGAATTCGTTGAGCGGCTTACAGCGGCATCGTCTTTTATGCTGGGAAAAGAATCGGAAATTGCAGGGGGATCGGGGACAGCTACGAGAACTCAAGCGATTGTTTCATCGGCGGAGACACGATTTAATATGCCTGCATCCAACTTTCGTATCGGAATATCTGGAACAATAACAGACATTTTTGATTTGTGTTTTTTAAACATGCCCGACGGATTAGAGAAAAGAATTTTAGGTGAAACGGGAGAGCAGATATTTAAAACCTCTGACGAAGTACAAGACGCTTTCGCTAATGAGATGGACGCGTACTTAATTCCAAACGCTTCGTTTGGAGACGTGAACACACAACGAGAACTTGCGGTATTGCTGTATGATAAATTTGTAATGGGCGGAAACCCGTTAATTGTTTCTGACCCTAATAGACTTTGGCATGCTACGGCTAATGTGTTTAAAGCTTATGGAGAGGAGCCGATTGAGTGGATTGGAAAACCTTCCTCTGTAAAAGAGACGAACGACCCTGAAGTTGAACATACGATGATACGTGAAGGTAGAGTCGTACCTGTGGAACCACAGGAAAACCATTTGGAACATTTGTTAGTACACCAACAGTTTTTCCAAACATTGACAAATAGTCCTGATGTACTGCTCTGGCCGAAAGCAACGCTCGATGCTTTCAGGCTTCATATGCAAGAACATGAGCGCATGATGCAACAACTGTTACAATTCCAGAACTCTGGAAAGAAGGGAGCTGATGATGGTGGACGAAAAGACGGCGGCGGAAATGGCGACGTCGCGGGAAGAAGCGGAGCTGCTCCGCAGCAACTCGGTGTTCAGTCAGATGCAAACCCTGCTAACGCAGCGGCTGCAAACCAAGTCGAAGGAACTACGGCAGGCACTCCAGAAGTGCGATAACAGAGATGCTGTAGAAGCCATCCGTATTGAGGGTGGTATCACAGAACTTGAACATGCGATTAAAATATTGGATGCTCAGTTTTTAAAAACAACGGAGACTCCCACAAACTTTAGTTATTAAAGAGAAAGTGGAGGATGTATGATACCCGGAAATGAAAAACGCAGATGGTTTTCTATTTTATTAGATAACCGAGGATTTGCTAAAGTTGCAGATGACGATGACGATAATGACCCAGAAGTTGTGTTTGACGATGATGAACCGTCAGATGACGAAGGTCTGGAAGTTGATTTAGATGAACCGTCAGATGACGAAGGTCTGGAAGTTGATTTAGATGAAGATGAAGATGATGAAGATGATGACCCTAAGGCGAAAAGCAAGCAGAATAAAAAGTTTGCGCAGATGCGGGTTAAGAACAAAGAGTTGGCTGAAGAAAACGAGCGTTTAAAAAGAGGACAAGCAACTGTTCCGTCACGGCCGCAACAACCGGCCGCGCAGCCGCAAGGTGCTCAAGCAAACCCTAACGACCCAAGAAATTGGTCAGAAGCACAATGGGATAAGTATGCTAAAGAAGACTGGAAAGGCGCAGTAGATTTACGGTCTCAGATAAATGCTGAGAATGTTATTAACAATACGACGAAGGCGCAGAAAGATAATTCCATTATGGAAGAATCTAAGGAAATAGTAGCTGCGAAACATCCTGAGTTGAATTTAGATAACACTCCGAAATCAAAAATTTATATCGAGATTCTCAATGAGAATCCTCGTTATTTGACAGACCCTAAGGGACCGATACACGCTATGCGAGATATGGAAGATCGTATGCGTGAGCGAGGCTACCCTGAGGAGGAAATTGTAGCCGCTGAAAAGCGTGGTGCGAGTCGGGAAAGAAGCCGGCAAAGTCGAGTTACCCTGACTTCTCAGAAAGGAAGACACGTTTCTGAAAGTGAGCGGAAGGTTCAGCTCACTAAGGACGAGGTCGAATTCTGTAAGTTTAATGGAATAGACACTAAAGAGTACGCTAAGAACAAACTCAAAATGTCTAAGAAAGGGAGGGTACAAGTATGAGCACCACTAAAAATAAATCAGCGGTCGTAGTTAAAGACATTGAGAATATACAGGTTTCAGGAAAACCTGAAATAAAAAAAGAAATTTCCCAAGAAGAAAAAACAGAGGCGTCGGCACCCTCTGAGGTTTCACAACCGCTTCAAGTTATGTCCGAGACGGATAGTCTGGTAAGTAACTTAGTAAAGGAGACTCCAACCGAGTTCCCTTCTCTTACAAAAGTGGTTGGACGAAACCCCAATCTTCTTGCGTTGCCAGAAGAGTGTGACAAACTTCATAAGAAAACGCATCGGTTCAGATGGTTAGCTAATGATAAACGTCTCCGCTCTAAGTTACATACAGGGATATGGATTCTCTGTACTAAAATTAACTGCCCGTTTATTAAAGAGTACCGGTTCAAAGCTCATGGAGCTGTTGAGCAGGCTGGAATGCTTTTAGCATTCTGCACAGAAGAGATGGCACAGGCTAGAGAGCAAATGCCAGCTAAGAAAAGCGCAGACCTTGTTAAGCATTACACTGAAGAAATACACCAAACAGGTGATTTCTACAAGCCTGAGAATGCCGGAGACGACGATGATGACGGGTTCATTGAAGGGAGAGACTTTTAGTTTCTCTTAATCAGGAGGAAAATCAATCATGGCTAATAAAGACTACCCAAGAGGTCTTCAAGTCTATGGTGAACTTCTTCAGGCAACTGAGTACAAACTATCTTCTGGATACGCTCAAGATTTATTTATTGGCGACCCGGTATTACAGATAGGCACAGGACGAGATGTAAATATCTATGGTGGTACAGGACCGCTTTGCGGATCAATCATCGGAATTTACGACTCGAACAAAGTCCCTTTGAATTATTGGGATTCAGGCCATTCTGGTGAAGGATACGTTCTTGTTGCCGATCACCCAGACCAACTTTTTGTTGCGCAAGGTGATGGATTAGTTTCATACTTAGATGAGGACGACTCCCACGGTAATATTCTACTTGTTTCCGGTTCAGGAAGCACAGTAAATTACCGAAGCGGTTGGGAATTAGATGATTCGGACACAGGTGATACCGCTGCTGCAAGTCCAATTCGTTTGATTCGAGCAGTAGATGCACCAGACAATACAATAGAAACAGCTAACGCTGATTGGATTGTCCGTATTAATAACCATCAAAACACTGCCGGTGTTGTCGGCGTAGGTGTGTAAAGGAGATAAACCATGAATAGATCACAGTTCAGTAAAGCCGTGGTTCCGGGTTTGTTCTCTTTTATGACGTCTTCTTTCAAAGAGCGACCAATGTTTTGGAAGCAGGTCACTACAAAGAAGAGTTCTAAAAGAACCTACGAGGAATCGGCGTATTACACTGGATTAGGATTACTGCCTGAGAAGCCTGAAGGCGAGAGTATCAAGTATGATGATCCAATCCAAGGGCCAACTAAAAGATGGGTTCACAAGACCTACGCTTTAGGTTGTCGAATTACAGAGGAAATGATCGAGGACTCGTTGTACCCAGACATTCCTAGCTCAATGTCAGACATGACCAAAGAACTTGGCCACTCTGCTCGTGAAACCATTGAAATTTTGGTCCATGACCTTTACAATGGTACTACGAAAACAGCGGGCGATGGAAATTCAGTTTTCCACGACGCTCACACTAAGTTAGGTGGAGGCACCTATAGCAACTTACTAACGCCTTCAGCGGATTTAAGTGCTTCTTCATTGCGTCAAGCAATCGAGAACATGGAGAATACGACTGATGACCGTGGTAAGCAACAGGTTATAAGACCTAAAATTCTAATGGTCTCCACTGCGGACGAATGGACTGCTCGTGAGTTATTGAACTCAGTGTATGATCCTGAGAGCGCGAACAACGCGATCAACCCATTGCAATCTCGTAATCTTCAATTATTGGTTAACCCATATTTGACTGATTCGGATGCGTGGTTCTTTATTGCTGAGAAGAACCCAGCCATTACGTTCTTACGACGTAATGTCAAGTTCGCTAAAGATGGTGACTTCGAGACAGGAGATGCAAAATTTAAGACGTCATTTCGTATCTCAACAGAAGTAAATAACCCTATTGGTCTGTACAAAAGTGCAGGAGCATAAACGGGTTACGTAAGTTGTTATTTTTAACGCGTCTTCCGATTTGACAGTACTCGTTTTATATGCTGCAATATCCTTAAAAAGGGAGGTAGTAAAAATGACTACAGTTGAAACGGAAGACGAGTTAATAGAAAATAAAAAGCGTCTTAAAAGGGAACGTAATAAGCGGTATCGTGAAAAAAATCGTGAGAAAGTACTTGCTGCAAAACGTGAGTACGATTCAAAGGATGAGATAAAGGAACGAAAAAAGAAATATCGTGAAGAGAAAAAGAGTATCTTTCACAGTGGAAGAAGGAGTGGTACCAAAGAAATAAAGATAGGGTTTTGGCGAGGGTTAAGAAAAGAGCCGCTGGAAATGTCGAACGTCGAAAGGAGTATTTGAAAGAATACTTCGGACGCCCTGAATCCAAGATACTTAAACGGAGACAAGGGAGAAGGTATCGTCAGATTAACGATATTAAGATTAAAGCAAGGCGTATTGCTTATAAGGCCTTTAAAGAAGGTAAAGTAGAAAAGACGCCTTGTCAGAAGTGTGGTAAAGAAAAGGTTGAAATGCACCACCCGGATTATGCAGAGCCTCTGCAAATTGTGTGGCTGTGCAAGCGCTGTCACATGATGGCTGATGGGTTGGTGCCAATAGGTTAACTTGGGTAAGTCAGGGTTACAGTCCCTGAGCGCATAGCGTCCAACGAAAAGGAGAGTCAATTATGGGTCTTACAAATATCAAAGCTCCAAACGGATTGTCTATCAACGGTAACGCAATTCGTGAAGACATTATCACAACAGGAAAAGTTTTCTACGTTAACAGCGTAACAGGTTCTGACGGTAATAAAGGGGACAACCCTACAAAACCTTTAGCGACGATTGATAAAGCTATCGGTCTTTGTACTGCTGATAAAGGCGACGTTATTTACGTTTTGCCGGGGCACGCTGAGACTATCGCTTCAGCAACGTCTTTAGTTCCCGATGTTGACGGAATTTCAATCATCGGTCTTGGTAATGGTACGAATGCACCGCAGCTTACTTTTAGTGCTACAGCATCTTCCATTGACATCAGTGGAGCAGGGACTTTAATTAGAAACGTACATTTCATCGCAGGCATCTCAGCAGTTGTTGTTGGGATCAATGTCGATGCGGACTACGTTACGTTAGATAACTGTAAGTTTACTTATGGTGCGACCGCCTTTGACTTTGTCGACTTTGTCGATGTTGATGCCGTGGATTTTTGTACTATCGTTAGTTGTGAGTTCGATGCTGAGAACGCAACTGCGGGATCAAACGCAGCTATTCGTCTTGACGATACAAACAATACTCGCATCGTTGGTAATTACTTCAACGGCGATTTCGCAGAAGCAGCAATCCTTGGAGAAGGGGCGGCAGGTGCAAGTCTTTTAATTAAAGACAACGTAATTTATAATGACGATACTGGCGCGGCTTCAAACGGTATTGATTTGAACGTCGCTTTTACAGGACTTATTATTAAAAACATGGTCGGAAGTCTTTATGCTACGGCTATTGACACTTTGATTGATCCGGGTTCATGCTTGAATTTCGAAAACTACGCGTGTAATGCGATAGACGAAATGGCAGCTATTTTACCGGGAACAACAAGTTCTACGTAATATTAATTTGAGGAGGGCTTCGGCTCTCCTCTTTTATACGAGGTAGTGATAAACAAGTGCTCCCCTATTAAGCGAAGTATGTATATGCTTTGAAGATGGGAAGACTTCTTAAAGAACCGTGTGGAGAATGTGGTGTTGTTAAAATAGAAACACGCCATGGAGATTACGCCCGCCCACTGGCAGTAGGACGGATATGTAAAATATACCGCTCTAAACGACATAGGAAAATGTCAATGGGGAAAAACAGCTGGCAAAAATATGATTGTGATAGATCAGGGTTCACATATCGGAAATGCGATTTAAAAAGACAGCGGGGGCTGTTAGTATCTCCTGATGAGTTTGACGACCTATATAAGATAGAGAACCTGAATACTCGGTGGGGTTCACCGAGAGAAAACAGTGATACAACAACGGCAGGGTCTTCTCCGACTGTATTCACTATATCTGCCGGGACAGGCATAAATTCTTTACAGCAATCTCAAGAATACCGTGAAGACGGAGTTCATGTGCATTTCTTTATGCACGTTGTAGGAGATGCTGCGCCTACCGACTTATCTGCAAACCCGCAAATTGTCGCCGGAAATAATGGAGACGTTCTCACGTTATACGGAACAGACGACACAAATTATATTCTTCTTGAAGATGGGAATGGCCTATCTTTAATTGGAGGCGAAGCTATGCAGTTGAAAGACACTGACAGCATTACTTTAGTTTATACAAGTTCAGACACTACGTGGCGTGAGACGTCACGTAATAAGGGAGGTATTTAATTATGGCGCAAATGAAAGCAGTACTAATATTTGATGCAGTGGAGTTAGCAGCCTCAGGAGCATCTACTTCAGAGCCGGTGGAGATCAGTAAAGCGAATGCTTTATCAATCCACCACAATGAGACTGCGGGGACAGGTACGGTGACTTATACGTATTCACTAAGTTCGTCGAGAGACGGAGTCTATATCACACCTGGTTCACCCGTAACGATAGGGACTGACATTACCGCAGATGACGTCTTAGATTTCGCACCGGAAGCGGCAAAGTTTATTAAGATTATTGCCACTGAATCTGGCGGAGCACAGGGTGTCACTTTCACCGCAACCTTAATGGTTCAAGAACTTTAGAAAGGAGGCGGGATATGGGTTTTGCTAAAGGTCCTACAGACGTTACGAAGGAAGAAAAGACAGTAACAATTATTAAGAAAGTGATTGAGCGTCCGACATTTAAAGACGTTGTGGTCGAACGGCCAGTGTTTAAAGACGTCGTAGTCGCGCGTGTGACGTTTGTTGATGAAGAAGTGATTATTGAAAAACCGGTTATTAAAGAAGTCGAGAGGATTATTGAAGTACCTCGCATTGT